GACTAGTTGTTACACATAATTATGGTGCAATAGCTGGTGTTCATACAGCATTTGTTAGTGGAGATGGTCAAACTGCTGAGTTAAGAGATGTGGTTCACATTTCTGCTTTGGCAAAACCAAACAGTCATGGCAATGCTGCAACAGGTGCAGTTTATTTTCAACAAGTTCAAGTTACTAGTGGAGCATAATGAAACTTATTAGAGAAGAAATAGAATCAGTTGACTTCATTGTTGAAGAACGCAATGGTAAAAAGTCAATGTATATTGAGGGTATTTTCTTGCAAGGAGATATTCAAAATAGAAATGGAAGAATGTATCCAATAGACA